CCAACGACCCTCACCACTGTCGGAAACACCTCCAGAGAACTGTTTAAGTTGACCATCATTCCGCAGAACATCAGCGGTAAGGTCAAGTAACCAAGAACCAACAACACTACCACGACGCCATAACTCAGCAACCTCAGCAACGTCAATGTCATAGCAATAAGATTCTGGGTCTGCCATTGGAGCAACCTCAGCATCTCCTTCTTTGACATATTTTGCGCCTGCATTTGCATTTTTAATAATATTGAATCCTTCAGCATATGCCTGCATTATACCATACTCTATGCCGTTGTGAACCATCTTCACGAAGTGCCCTGCTCCTGGACCACCACAGTGCAACCAACCATATTCCGCAGAAGTTATGTCTGAGTCAAACTGAGTCCTCGGGGCAGCCTCGATTCCTGGAGAGAGTGCATCAAATATTTTTGAACAAATGGAGACTGCATTATTTCCGCCACCAACCATAAGACAGTATCCACGATCCAAACCGTAAACACCACCGCTAGTGCCGCAATCAATATATTGGATACCCAACTTTGCCAGACGTTCTGCTCTTTTCCTACTGTCTTTAAAATTGCTATTGCCATGATCAATAATAATATCTCCTTCACTACAATATCGTAATAACTCATTGATTGTTTCCTCGACTGTTTCTGCTGGAACAACCATCTGGAAAATTCCAGGTTGTTGCTTACCACTTTTATCTTGCTTAACTACTTTAGCAAGATTTTCAATAGAAGTTGTAATTCCATCCACATATCCCTTTTCATATGCTTCATTTGCTTTTTCATAGTTTCTCCTATAACCCCAAACTTCTATTCCTGCTTTCATCATACGACGGGACATTCCTTCTCCCATTCGTCCTAACCCGATTAATCCTACTTTCATCTATTCCTCCCATTTTTCATATTCTTTTCTAAAATATTCATCAACCTTATTCAAGTCATCTAAATGAATATCACATTTATAGTTATGTTCATCACACCATTCTAATGCAAATGCATGAAATCTTTCTTCACTTTTGGTTTTGGGTACACCGTAAATTCTCGCAAAGGAAGACATCACAAAATGCCAACATTGGTGCTCTGTTTTTTTCATTGTGGATATGCGTTGTGAAGTCCCCAGTTGATAAAAAATACAATAAGTCCAAAAATAGAAATAGTAGAGAATATTAAGTTGTTCATTACATTCCTCCGTCTCTAAATCCAACTATGTAACCAATAACGATTCCACACATAAAAGCAACAAACATATAAAGTAAATTCGAGACAAACTCAATAAATATTATCCATTCTGTCGTTGTCATCATCTTCGTCTTCATATGTGGATGGTTCTTCAAAAAGTTCGTCCATCTTTTGTCGAAGGACTCTTTTTTGTAGTTGTTCTAAATCTTCGTCTGTAAATCTAACCACTAGTAATGGATCTCCTGCTTTAACATCATTAAGTTCTGGGTGTTTTACTTTTGGACTTTTTGAATATCCATAATGGGCATTCATAATCATCCAACCTTGGACAATCATCGATAAAGAAATTGCAACAAGAACAAACCAAGGAACCAAAAATATTATTGGATAGTAATGTTCAACCATGGAAATACAGGCGGAATTACTCCAATGAGTCGAAGGAGACCTTCAGCAAAAAGTGCAAGAACAACCCAACCAACACACATTGAAATAATCGAAGCATTACGATTATGTCTTCGTATGGCATCATCAATCATCTCCTGGACTTCAGAACGAGTTACATAATCATCATCAAAAGGTTCCATCATTTGCACCCCCTAAAAATTTTGAAAGTGGGTCTTTTCTAGTTTTTACAATTTCGACAGCTCTTTTATAAAAAATATTGTCTGTGTTACCAGACTCTTCAAAAGTTGCCTTGATCTTCACCCAATTATCATAGGTGTGTTGATCCATGAGATTTAAAACAAGTATACTAATATATTATAATTCCACTCACTCAAACGTCTACCTAATGTGTTCAATACGACACAGTGATTAAGCAATTATTAATTTTGTTACCTAACTTCAAAATCTAATCTTTTTACTCTTCTAGTTCTTCTTGCTTCTTGATATTGCAAATCTTCTCTACTCAAAACAGATTTTTCTTCCTTAGACTTAGTTAAATTTATTAACTCAACTAAAGAAAGGTCAACAGCACTTATTTTATCTCCAGTAATAGAGGTCAAATTATCACAACCACAGCACTTTGTTTGTGTAGAGTTTGATTCTAACTCAACATTACAATTTTTACATCTTACTTTTAACATTTTTCTTTTCGGTTATAAAAGAGCGGACAACGAGGATCGAACTCATGATTTCAACTTGGAAGGATGACGTGTTACCTCTACACCATGTCCGCATTGTTTAAATTATATATTATATAATAAAAATGTCAAGGGGAGAGATTTTTGCTGCTCTCCCCCATTATTCAGTTTGTCAAACTTCTACCGTGATTAGTTTAGAAGCATACTCATGAGCATACGAAGTACGGGCACCATGAATACCCCAACCAATCCAACTATACGCATAGTTCATGTAACGATCGATAGATTTACCTGGCATTTTCATTCTATCGGAAATTCGTTGCCATTGAACTTCAGTCGTTAGATAACGAAGTTGCGTGTGAAAATCTGATGGAGAACCACCATATTTCTTAGCAAATTCACCCAATCCATAATAACGGTTGGCAGATGTCCATTGAATCAGTCCGTAACCGCCACCGCAGTTACCCCAACTGGTTCTGCTACCACCTTCACAAATATTAGGCACGAACATAGATTCTTGCTTAATATTGCCCATGATAGTAGCAAGGGCGTTTCTGTCTTTAATTCCTTTACTTTGGAAAAAATCCAAAGCAAGGTTTTCATGTGTTGAACACCCTTTACAAATTAGCCTTTTTTCCTTTGGTTTATCTGGAGCAACCTCTCGGATTGCTGTCATCTTTTCATCTACAAGATTCACGTTTTTCATAGATTTAAAGGATGTGGTCTGCTCCACTGGTGGAGGTGGTCCTTGCATCTTGTAGTTGACGAATGGCAGTGATGCCGTGTTGGTTGTAACCGATGCCAAAAGAGGCAGGGCTACTGTAAAGAAATTTTGCATTAATTTTAATAGAACTCTACATCCTAATAGAGAAAGCGCACTTCCCCTTTTTCAAGGGGCAATCTCCTAGGCTCTAAATGTCACTTCAAACTCTCATAATAAAGTTTTCATAATATCAGATTATTTAGAATGTGTCAAAAATCCAAATAATAACCGCTGATATAATCCAAAGATATTACTTGAAGATTCTCTTTTTGAATAACCCAATCTCTAATCTCACTATAGACACTTTCGGCATCTTTGATTCGACCTTCATCACACAATTCATGCATACGATTAATGTGCTGTTCAATTAGTGTATTGCAAACTTTTTTTACTCTTAGGTCATTCATTGAAATAATCCTTCCGATAATATCTTCCTAGGACGTTAGAATTGTAGTACGCTGGTTCTCCAGTGTCAAGAGACTCTATTAGAACATTGTTCATAAACAACTGTCTGGTCTCTTCGTAATTTACTTTACCAAGAGTTTTATGCAGTGATATTATTTCTCTATCAAAGTTTTCTTTACCATATTTTTTGATATCTTCTTTCAATTCTGGACAAGAACCATAGTACTTTTTCCAATCAGATTCTTGCTTTACTTTTCTAGTCTTCCCCTTTGGTTTCCTAAAGGACCAAAAATATTTCCTACCAATGTATTTCCTGCTATTAATACTATTCTTGATAAGATAAACAAAACCAAAATTATCTTGAATATCACAAGACTCAAAAATTTCTCCATTAAATTTCCAAGGATTTTCATAGCTCATAATTTAGTCTTATACTTTGAGCTATTTAGAACCTAGAATTTTCTTGAAACTCCACAGAGTCATTTTAGACATAAAAAAACACCCCCGTCAAGGGGTGTTAAGAATTATGATTTTTGTATAATCAATTACCGTTTAGAATTTCATTTAACCAAACTTCACTCATATTTTCAATGATTACATTTGCATCATTTAGACTTTCTGCAAAACTATTTTCAAGCAAATATGATACTACAATTTCATAAACAGAATACTCTTCACCCAATTGCTTTTTCTCTTTTGGAGTTAAAGTTCCTGCACTTCTTGCAGAACCTCTTGCTGATTGTAGGTCCTTATCACTACCAGATACCTTAGCAGCATATCCTCTAAGACCACCCTCACCCCTTACGGACTTTCTTCTGGATGAAGCAAGTCCTCTTAGAGTCTTTGCCTTCTTTTCATCTCTAGTCCAGTCTGCTGCTCTTTCTGCTGCTGCGATAGTCTTGTCTACACTTCCAGAACGATTATGTGCCTTAGAACGTGCTGCAAGTTCCTTGCGGGTTGCAGTCTCACCCCCCTTGCCGAGTTCTTTACGCATTCTAGTTGCTTCGTCTAGTTCAACCTCTTCATTATAAGGCTTGTTCTTAACTGCTGCGATTGCTTCTGCTTTTGACATTCCAGATGCAATCATTCTTGCAATTCTTACATCTGCAAAATCATTATCACCATCCTTATCTTGATCTTTTTTCTTTGCCTCATAAATTGAAGCATATGCACTAGCAACATCTTTAAGTGTTGCTTTTGTTCCCCATTGGAAAGAAGACATTATAGCTCCTGGTTTTTTGATAGGAGAAGTGGAAGGTGTTGGTTTTGCGGTTAACGATTGAGATGAAAAAGCAGTTGAAGTTTGGTTTGTAGTTGGTTTAGTAGATGCCGCAGTTCCAGCAGATTGCACAGCAGGTGCTGATGATGCCAATGCTGGTGTTGATTTTGCGAATGCTGTTGTTGATGTTGTTGGTGAAGGTGATTTTGGTGCAGGAAGTCTATCTTTAAAATCCTTCATTAGAGGATTTGTAGTTGCACTAGTTCCTCTTGTTCTATCTCTTTCTGCTTTTGCTGCAGCAAGTTTTGGATTTGCAGCAGCCCACTGGTCCATTGCTGACCCTGCTGGTTTTGCTGGAGTTGCTGGTTTTGCTGAAGACGGAGCAACTTTAGCACTTGAAGTTGCTGTTGGTTTTACAGAAGAACTTGAACTACCAGAAGTTAATGGAGAAGAAGTTGGTTTTGAACCAACCACAGGAGAACCCTTTATTTGTCTTGCCCTAGCAATTGCAGCATCTCTGTTTCCAGCAAAACGTGATTTAAATGGTTCTGCTGCTGGTCTAGCTGCGGTTGGAACTGGAGCAGCACCTCTTCTCGATCCTTGAGCACTAGGAGTTGGTCTCCAAATATTTGAATTGGAACCAGTTCTTGTTCCTTGTTCCTCAAGGTGTGAACTTTCAGTCAAATAATCACTGTTACTTTTGGGCAAATAGACACCTTCATATAAACCTGCCAAAGCATCCAAGTCTTCTTTCTTCATCTTTTTGAGTATTGAAAAGTACTTTTCTTTAATATTATTTATTGTTTATTTATTCTCATCAGTTTTCCAAATTGCCCTAATACCAATCTCTCCACCCAAAAGTTCTTGTGCTTTACTTCCATCAGGTTCTTTTTCATAATATATAAAATCTTTTTTTGGTTCCTCTTCTTGCTTTTTATAATCTTCTATTGCTTTGTCTACATCTCTTTCAACTCTTTGGTCTAGTAACTCTGGAGTATTAATCACATAATCATTTACTGTATCATCAATTAAACCTCTTTTAAGAAGTTCTCTTTGGATTTCATCTACAACATCCCAAAGTTTCTTCTTATCTATTTTTAATACAGAAGACAAAATCTCAATGATGCCCTCAAGCACCACTGAGATTTTTGCCCATTCTATAATACCTTTTTTCTTTTTACCAAAAGAAAAATCAAATTTCATAATCAATCAATAAACTGCTTCCAGTAATCATAAGCACTCATCTCTTCACTCTTTGTTGCTTGATATGAACGAACTCTGGATTCACCTTTCTTGTCTGGTGCCACCATATGAGTTTTGATTTTCTTTGTTGTTGGTGCTTCTTTCTTCTCTTTTTCAAATGCCTTGTGAACTTTGGCAGCATCATCATACATATGGATTTTCTTAGCATCACTCTTCTTTGCTATTGCTTTGGCAACATCAACTTTTTTCTTTCCAATATCACCACCTTTCATTCCACCAGTGTAATGAATATTTGACTTTTCTACATCGACACCGTGCTTCTTAAGGTGTCCCTGGAATTCACTTGGATTGTCAAACTTAGAACGAGCAGTGATGAGATGAACGTTTTGTCCTCTTGCCTGTTTCCTCTTAATATCTTTAATTACTTTCTTATTTGGACTTGAGGTTTCCTTGAACTTCTTAGCACTTTGGAACTCACTGAAGTCGTAAGAATGACCCTTATCTAACTTATGAGTATTAAACTCTTGGTTGCTTAGACTCTTAACTCTCTTGCCAGATGCATCCTTAACGTGAACCTGAACATTTGGTTTACCCTTCTTGCCGTGTGCGAAAAGAGTTTCATCAACATCATATGCGTGAACTGTTCTCTTTGGTCTAGTTCCTCTTGCCTTTTCTTCAATATACTCTTCAAGGATTGTTGCAGTGAACTTATCACTAATATGCTCAAACATTACCTCTGCTGCTTCATAACTTTCTGCATAATCAGCAGCAACTAACATCTCGATGATGTAGTTATAAGCATCATCGTAGTCAAATGATTGATTCAATTGCTTTAATTGACTTGAGTATCTATCCCCACCAATTGGAGATGTTTTTCTTGCTTTATCCATTGCTTTGTCTACTGCTGGTTTTGCGAATTTTTTAAGTAAATATGGAGCAGCTGCTGCACCAGCAGCAAGTGCTCCTGCAGCAAGAGGTGCAATCTCATCCAACTGCTCACCTTCTACCTCAAACGAATCTGCCATTGCTTTCTTTCGGATGGTAGCAAAATAAATCTGAGTTCCTCTCTCTTTTCCGTATTGGTCTATCATACTCTTCTTCATTGATGAAGTATCATACTTCTTTTTAAGTTTTTTCTCTTTCTTCATCTCTCCAGCAGTCATTTCTCTTTCCAGGATATACTCTTCTTTTTCAAACTCCTGATAAAATGCTGCTGCTTCTCCGTGTCTACCTTCTTTTGTTGATTTCTTACTCATATCTAGAAGTTCTCTCTTAGAATATTTGTGTCCTTTGAGAACGTCAAGCATTGCATCTTTTGACATTCCCTTTGCTTCATCAACCATATCACCTTCTGGTTCATATCCAGCAACTTGCATTCCTGGTTTTGCTTTTGCAAGAGGAAGTTGGGGACCAGTTTTCTTTAACCACTCCTTTTCAGTACCAGCACCTTCCTTTGCTTTATTATAAATTTTTTGGGTTTTTTGTGCTGCTTTATGCCCAGGACCAATTTCAAAACTTGCTTCAGAAAGTAAAGTTCCTGCAGTTTCAGAAGTTTTAATTTGCTTATACAAGTCTGTAATATCGTTAATGCTGGACATTTTTATACTCTAGTTTTTTAGTTATTTATAAAAAAAGGGGGCATATGCCCCCAAATAAATCAAAGCTGGAATCCAGCAAATGTATCTTTTTTCATATCTTGTTTGATACCACCAACAACATAAGATTCAACCTCTGTTTCCTGTGGAGCAACTTGAAGACCTTTAGAAGAAATCCAGTGCTCTGTCCAAGGAAGTGGATTATTCTTTGCAGAAATATCATAGAGAGGTTTAATTCCAATTGCTTTCATGCGACGATTGGCAATCCACTCAACATATTGCTGAAGAAGTTTATCATTAAGACCAATCATAGAACCATCCTTAAACAGGTATTCTGCCCATTGCTTTTCTTCATTTACGCAATTCTCAAACGCAGTTCTTACCCATTCTTCCTCTTCTTTAGCAATTTGCTGCATTTCTGGATCATCTCCTTCACGCCACTTATTGAGGATGTTTTGAGTAATGACAAGGTGTTGATTTTCGTCTCGTGCGATGAGAGAGATAATTTTAGCGGATCCTTCCATAAGTTTGAGTTCACCAAACGCAAACGAGCAAGCGAACGAGACATAAAACCTGATACCTTCGAGAATGTTGACATTGGCAATAGCACGATAAAGTTTTCTTTTTAGTTCTATACGATCTTCTCTTGCTCCTCCTGCACCTTCTTGAGCAAATTTCCATGCATTGGAAGACCCATAAATTTGAGCAGAATTTATAAATTCATCATATGCACCAGTTACAGAAGAAGCTCTTTCTAAAATACGATCATTAGAAAGAATCGAATCGAAAACTTCAGAAGGATCTGAATACACATTTTTAATGATGTATGTATATGAACGAGAGTGAATCATCTCCATGAACTCCCACACTGTCATACATGCCTCCAGTTCAGGGAGAGAGCAATAAGGAATGAATGCCATTCCAGGACCACGACCCTGAACAGAATCAAGAAGAATCTGATACTTAAGATTAGAAGTAAAGATGTGCTTCTGTTCAGGACGCAATGTTTGATAATCTGCTCTATCTTTTTGTAAGGAGATTTCTTCTGGTCTCCAGAAGTATCCAAGTTGCTGAGTGGTCAACTTTTCGAAAATTGGATATTTGTAAGAATCGTATCTCTGAATACCCAATGGGGAACCAAAAAACATTGGTTGCTTTTTGGTTTCTACATCTTTAGTGTTAAAAACAGTCATTCCAGATATTTCAACGTTTTCTTCGGAATTGAGTCTAAATTTTACAGGATTCACAGTCTTCTTCTCCTTCTGAACTTAAAATTTCTGCGATTAAATCTTGAACCTTAGTATTTTCTTCTTTCACTTCATCTGTCTTAATGTCGTATGTATTTTGATAATAAGAAGTTTTCCAACCATACTTATATGTTTTCAAGAAATCATTTGCCATTACAGATACTGGTACTTCGTTATCTGCATAATTCTCTGGATTATAACTCCAGTTACCACTGATTGCTTGGTCAAAGAACTTTTGCATAACAGCAACCACATTAATATAACCAGTATTGTTCTTCATATCCCAAAGAAGAGTGTAATGATTTTTCAAAGTATGATATTGCGGAACAATTTGCTTAAGGGGACCTTTTTTGGACTTCTTAATGGACAGGTATCCACGAGGAGGTTCGATTCCATTGGTTGCGTTTGACACAACGGAACTGCTCTCCGATGGCATTTGTGCGGACAGTGTTGAGTGCCTGAGACCGTGAGCCAAGATGGATGCTCTAAGTGTTTCCCAATCATGTTGATATGCAATAGAAGAAATTTCGTCTACGTCTTTTTTGTATGTATCAATGGGTAGAATACCATCAGCATACTTAGTGCGGTTGAAGTAACCACATGCTCCCTTCTCTTTAGCAATCTGATTGGAAGACTTGAGTAGATAATATTGAAAAGATTCAGAAAGTCCGTGAACCGCATCCCATGCCTCTTGGGAATCATAATTAAAACCTAGTTTGGCAAGATAGTGAGCAAGACCAATATAACCAATGCCAAGTGAACGACGATTCTTTGTGGAGTTCTCTGCAGCAACTACTGGATATTCTTGATAGTCAATTAACTCTTCAAGACCACGAACCGAAAGATCGCAAAGTTCTTCAAATTCCTCGTCAGACTTTACTTTACCAACATTAACAGCAGAAAGAATGCAAAGTGCGATTTCACCCTCTGGGTCATCAATATGCTGAAGTGGTTTAGTTGGAAGTGTAATTTCTTGACAGAGATTACTCATCCAAACCTTATCCTTGAATGAAGAGTGAGAGTTACAATGGTCAATATTCATGATGTAAATACGACCAGTTTCTGCCCTTTCTTTTAAAAGATCAAGAATCAATTCTTGTGCTTTAATTGTCTTCTTTTTAATATTTGGATCCTTTTCATACTTGCAATAAAGTTCATCAAATCCAGGAAGTCCAAAGATTTCTGAAAGACCAGGAACATCATGTGGGGAGAATAAAGAAATCTCAGAGTCCTGAATGAATCTTTCGTAGAACAATTTAGAAATTTGAATAGAATAGTCCAGTTTACGAACTCTGTTATCTTCAGTTCCTTTGTTATTCTTCAATACTAGGATATCTTCGATTTCCTGGTGCCAGATGGGGAAGTGGACAGTTGCTGATCCACCACGGATGCCATTTTGAGTGCAGCATCGGACAGTTGCCTCAAACTTTTTGAGGAATGGGACAACACCTGTGTGTTGAACTTCTCCACCTCTGATTTTACTGTTGATGCCACGGATGCGACCTGCGTTGATACCGATGCCCGCCCTTTGTGCAACGTATCTGCCGATAGCCATATCAGAACTAAAGATGCTATCGAGGGTGTCATCAGAATCAACAAGAACACAGCTAGCAAATTGTCGAAGTGGAGTTCGCACTCCTG